GCGGCTTTAGCGGTAGGCACAAAAGCAGTAACAGGAGCTGTAGGCTTTGATCAGGCAATGAATCAATTCGCTGCTTCTACTGGAATCGCAGAATCAGAACTATCGGATTACGAAAACACTTTAAAAGATATTTATACCAATAACTACGGAGATTCTTTTGAAGATGTTGCCGACGCTATGGCTGCGGTTACCCAGCAAATGGGCGATTTAGACCAAGCTTCTTTGCAAAACATAACGGAATCCGCTTTTACTTTGCGCGATACCTTTGGTTATGACATAAATGAATCAGTTCGAGCGGCGAACACAATGATGACACAATTCGGTATTGAGGGCGACAAGGCAATGGGGTTAATTGCTACCGGCGCACAAAACGGATTGGATTTCTCAGGCGAACTATTAGACAGCATTAGCGAATATTCTGTCCAGTTTGCGAAAGTCGGGCTTGACGCTGATGATATGTTCAAAATCATGGAAAAGGGCGCTGAAACCGGCGCTTTCAATTTGGACAAGGTTGGCGACGCCATTAAAGAAATGTCTATTCGTGTAGTAGACGGCTCGGCAACCACACAAGAAGGCTTTTCAGCTATCGGATTAAATGCTGATGAAATGGCGGCTAAATTTGCAGCCGGAGGAGATTCAGCCAAAGAAGCTTTCGACCAAACTATTCAAGCGTTGGCAGATATGGACGATCCTCTTGCACAAAGCCAAGCCGGAGTGGCTTTGTTCGGCACAATGTGGGAGGACTTAGGCCCGGAGGTTGTCACTCAACTCGCAAACATTGAAGACGGGGCTTATGCAACTTCCGATTCAATGGAAGAATTAAAGGATATAAAATACGATGACCTGGGCTCCATGATGGAAAGCCTAGGGAGAAGCGTTGAAACTCTTTTGCTTCCTCTGGGAGAAGCTCTGATTCCTCTTATTCAACAAATAATCGAAGAAATATTGCCTGTTATTGAAGAAAACCTCCCTCTCCTTACTGATTTTATAAGCCAATTAGTTTCGTCGTTAATGCCGTTAGTGGAAAGTCTGCTTCCACCCATGATGGATTTATTTAATCTGCTCCTTCCGATTTTAATCCAATTTATTGAACAGATTTTGCCGCCGATTATAGAACTGCTTACGACGTTATTACCACCGATTATGAAGCTGGTGGAAACGCTTCTGCCCCCTTTGATTGATTTATTCGCCGCTTTAATCACTCCTCTGGCAGAGATCCTGAGCGCTATTTTGCCGCCGTTAATCGACGTAATAAACATGCTGCTTGAACCCATCATGGCGTTAATTGATCAGCTCCTTCCGCCTTTAACTGAACTGTTCAAAGGATTAATGCCGATTTTTGATGCACTTTCCCCTGTAATAGAGTTTTTAGGCCAGCTGTTTTCAAAAGTACTAGGCGGCGCTATCGAGGCGATCATGCCGATTATCGAAGGCGTTATGGACGTTTTCGGCGGGTTGATTGACTTTATTACCGGTGTGTTTTCGGGCAACTGGGAGCAGGCTTGGAACGGAATCGTTGATATGTTCAAGGGAATTTTCAACTTGATTCCGACTATTGTCGAGGGAATTATTAACGGCGCTATCGCGATCATCAATGGTATTATTTGGGGGATCAACCAATTGACTGGGGCAATCGGCATTCCGGCGATTCCTGAAATTCCAAATGTATCGTTGCCCCGTTTTCATACAGGAGGTATTGTTGATTTCGCAATGGGAGAAGGTCCCGCCTTATTAAAGGACGGGGAAATGGTTCTGACACAAAAGCAGCAGGCCGAACTTTTCGCCCTGGCCAACGGGAACTATTCAGATGCCGCGAATTCGTCTGTTATCGTAGTTAATTCTCCTCTTTATTTAGATGGAAAACTGATTACGGACAATGTAACGAAGCACCAGTACAATGACGTTATGGCAAAGAGGTACAAAGGATGACGGTTTATTTAAACAAAATTTCCCGCCCGGATATTCTTGTTGAAACCGGGGGATCGCTTGATGAAAACGAAGCCCATGTAACTTCATCTGCCCTGCGGATTTATATGCCGGCCGATTCAAAAGATATCGCCGCCTGCGATTATATCCAATTAGTTGAGAATGACAATGTAATCTTTGCCGGGACTGTTATGGAAGCTGAACAAGAAAACCTGGATAACGTGGATCTGTCTTACAAAATATATAATCTCACCCTGACGAACAACTCCGATTATATAGCCAGCGTTTTTGTCGATATGACGTTTCCGTCCGGCGCCAGCGTTACCCAGATTTTAATGGGGAACAGACCGGGCCAGTCTTGGTATGATGCATCTCTCGGCGAGTTCTATGGCATTATTCCGGTTAGAGTGGAAAATGAAGGAATTACCGTCGGGGAAATTGATGATTTTACTGGAATAACCTTAAACAGCCCGGCTTACTTATGGGGGCAGATTGTTTCCTCCGTGATAGATCAAATGGCAGATGTATGCGGTGCTTGGTGGGAAATCACCCCGGATAAGGTCTTCAATATGCGGTATACCTACAACCGAAGCACCGCGCCGATCAGCCTTGATTCCGATTCAGCGGTTTATAACGTAAATGTCACCCGCGATTCTTTTACCATGTATTCCGCTGTCCGGGTGGTCGGCGGACAAAGCAAAGGCCAATATCAGGAATTCCAAATCAAAAGTAACGGGGAAACCGGACTTCGCTTTGAAAGGCTCTCGCCTCAAATCGTTAGATGCAAATATCCTCTGTACTCTATGAGTAATGCAATTCAAAGCGGAGCTACATCTTCAACCGTGCCGGCTAATGTAAAAATTGGATTCAACGGAATTGACGATGACGACGACACGGTACAGGCGTTAATGAGTTATGGCGGATATGAAATTGAAATGAAAGACGGTTACGAATGGCTTGATCTTTCAAACGGCGGGTATATCCAGGTTAATGGATATCCTTTAATCCAGGTCTACTCGCGGCTGGTTGATGGAGACCTAAGAGAAAAAATCAAAGCCCAAAGAGGCGGCTCCGGTATTATTGAATATCTGATCGAAGATGAAACCATAGTAGATTTTTCAGACGCTGCTTTAAATGCGGAAACATTTTTGCAGCGTGCTGCGCAGCCAGCCTTTACGATTTCATTTTCCACATTAATTCCCGGCTGGTCTGCGGGACAGCTTCTGACTGTAGATCTTCCATACTTTAATACATTTGGAAATTTTCAGGTGACTTCTGTTTCCGCTAAGAGTATCTTGTCTGAAGACAGCGGAACTATATGGGAATATTCGGTAGAAGCTTCCACCATTTCATACCGTGATAAAACAAAAACGCTATTTTTCCAGCCTAAAAAAATCACGTTCGAAATGGACGGAAGTCTCCCGGCTGCTGACGGCCAGTATATTAACGACGATATTAATATTCAAACTTATATTATGGCGTTTAAAACGCAGCCGATGGACTGGCGCACGTTAGAAGGAATCGCTCCCAGCTGGACCGTTTGGGAAGAAATCTTTCCTTCGTGGCTTGTGTTTGAAAAAGCCGCCAACGTAAATACATGGAGCGAAATCGAAAGCACAATCAAAAACTGGCGCGGCTGGGAAAAAGCATATCCGTCTTGGGTTGTTTTTGAAGAACTCATAAAGGGGTGGTACTACTTGGGAAACTATTTAACGCCTTTTGCGAAACAAAAACTGCTGAAGCTTATTCAAGGGCAGGGAGCTGCCGGGGATTTATCCGGAATTAATCTAGTATCAGATTTATATTTCACCACAGATGCATCAAGTAATTTTCATCTGCCGCCAGCAGATATTGTTGAAGTTAGTTCAACCAGTGTTACAGCCACTTATTATCTACTGCCAGATCAACTCCAGGAGAAAATATCCGGCCTGCAAATGTATTATAACGGCTCTCAACAAAACGAACCGATTCTTCAAGCCGCCGTTAACATAGACCGTTCTCCGGATAACCCGGAAGGTGAATTTGCTATGACGCTCAGCGTCAGACATGCCATTTTATAAAGGAGGAGCACTATGAGCTATCAATCCACAACGCCAAATTTTGATTTACCGCAATGGGTATATTCTGACCCGCCGCAAATGAACGATTTTAATACCGCTTTCGCTAACATTGACGAAAAAGCTATACCAAATGATGAAAAAGGTGCAGCTAATGGTGTAGCAACCCTAAACAGTTCCGGCAAGCTGGCTCAAATGCCGTCTGCCTCTGATGTGGGAGCAGTTCCCACCACGCGAACCGTGAACGGTAAGGCGTTATCGTCAAATATTTCTTTGACCGCCGCCGATGTGGGAGCGGTGCCAACCTCCCGCAAGGTGAACGGCAGAGCATTGTCGAGCGATATCAACATAACCTCAGGAGATGTTTTCGCTCAAACCACCATAGTTGAAAACGGAACTAATTTTAATAACCTGAAAAATCCGGGCATCTATGTGCAGTCCTCTAACGCGGAAGTTACAAACAACACTAATATGCCAACAAAAGAAGCTTTTATTATGACTGTATATATGGCTAACTGGAAAGATAATTCAATACAGGTATTCTGTAATTATACCGGTTCGAAGATGTATTGGCGCACCTGGCAGGCTTACGACGATGTGTGGGGTGCGTGGAGACAAGTAATTGGATCCAATGGCGGCAATGCTACAATAAATAACAGACTTCAGCTCACCGGAACGCAATATCCCCAGATTTACGGAAACGGTACTTCATTGCAATTAGGCGTAGACACTAACGCCGCTGTCGGCGTTGTTTTACAGGGAGGCGTATTCAGGGAAGCGGGCGACGGATCGCTTAATTTAGGAAACGGTTCTCACAGGTGGGCGGTTGTTTATGCCAAAACAGGTTCTATAAACACCTCTGACCGAAACGAGAAAAATACAATTGCCGATATTGATCCGGAACAGGCTGAAAAGCTCATTATGGGATTGAAACCCAGCACCTTTAAATTCAACGACGGCACCAGCGGCAGAACCCACTGGGGGTTGATCTCTCAGGATATCGAGGAGCTCCTTCCACAGATCGGAATGTCGGATTTGGATTTCGCCGGATTCATCAAGACCCCAAAAACAGAGGATTATTACGAGGACGTTCCCGAGACTGTCACAGACGAGGAAACCGGAGAGGAAAAAACTGTAACACGGAAAGAGTTGAAAACCCGAACCGTAGAGGGCGAATATGTATACGCTTTGCGTTACAGCGAATTTATTGCCCCTTTAATCTGCATGGTGCAGAAGCAGCAAAAGCAAATTGAGAATTTAGAGCGGCGTTTATCCGCTTTAGAAAACAAGGAGGAAGCAAAATGAAAATCATTCAAAATTTAGCAGACCCTTCCCGTTACTCCATCAAATGTCCTTATGCTATGACCCCTACCAGGGTAGTGGTTCACAACACCGCCAACGACGCACCGGCGGCGAATGAAATCGCCTATATGATTCGTAACGACAATGAGGTTTCTTTTCATTACGCCGTGGACGATCAGGAGGTAGTTCAGGGCGTGCCGGAAAACCGGAACACCTGGAACGCCGGAGACGGAAATGGCAAAGGCAACCGGGAGGGGATCGCCGTGGAGATCTGCTATTCCCTGTCAGGCGGTGAGAAGTTCACCAAAGCGGAGCAAAACGCCGCTGAGTTTATCGCTTCTATCTTAAAACGCTATGGCTGGGGAATGGACAGAGTAACCAAGCACCAGGATTACAATGGAAAATACTGTCCCCACAGAACCCTTGACCTAGGCTGGGACAGGTTTCTGAAGATGGTGGAGGCTCATTTAAACGGGGACAAGCCCGCGCCCTCCCCTGCTCCAGCTCCCGCGCCCGAGCCAGCGAAAACGGTAGATGTATATTACCGGGTAAGAACCAAGGCGGACGGCTGGCTTCCCGAGGTGAAAAACCTTGAGGATTACGCGGGATTTACCGGAGCCGTCACTGATGTCGCTGTTCGTGTTTCCGCTGGTTCCGTAAAGTACCGGGTACATATTAAGGGCGGCAATTGGCTTCCCTATGTGACCGGCTGCAACATCAACGACGCTGTAAACGGCTACGCAGGAAACGGTTTGGAGATTGACGCTGTTGAAGTGTATTATTACACCCCGGATAGCATCAGGCCGTATAAGAAAGCCAAATATCGGATCGCTCCTGTGGGCGGAAGCTATTATCCCTGGCAGTATGACAATGAAACCGGAAACGGCCAGGACGGCTACGCGGGCGCTTTCGGAAACGCCATCGGAAAGCTTCAGATTGTAATCGAGTAAGGCGGTGGAGCTGATGTCAACAGAAATCATCGTCTCCGTCATTTCTCTGCTGGGAACCATCGTGGGGAGCCTGGGAGGCGTTTTAGTTTCCAGCCGGCTGACCACCTACCGGATTCAAAAACTCGAAGAAAAAGTGGCTAAGCACAATAACCTGATTGAAAGAATGTATAAGGTGGAGGACAGCGCGAAAAGCGCCCATCACCGAATCGACGAGTTAAGGGAGGAACTGAAATGAAAATCAACTGGAAGGTACGGTTTAAAAACCCTGTGTTCTGGTTCAATCTGGCAGCGTCCATTTTTCTGCCCATGCTGGCTTGTCTGGGCTTCAACTGGGAAGATATGACAAGCTGGCAGGCTGTGGGGAACGTGCTCTTACAGGCCGTCCAGAGCCCTGTAATCGTGGTGTCGGTCCTGGTATCCGTATGGAACCTGTTAAACGACCCCACTACAAGCGGCCTAAGCGATTCCAGCCAGGCGCTTTCTTATACCGAACCTAAGAAAAGCGATTGACAGAAAGACAGCCCCCGGGAATTTTCCTGGGGGCTTATATTATTAATTATGGTCTCTTTTGTGGCATTAAACGCTTATATCCATTAGAAGACCTCAAAAACAGCCTTTTTTGTGCGGTTAATTTCTGCTGCGAGGATTCAAGTCCCGTCGCTCGCACCAGCTGTTTAAAGGCTAATAATCCGCATGAATGCTGGGTTTTTGGCTTTTTCTTTTTAGATGTGAAATTACCCTCTGAGCGGATAAAGTCTCCTGTATCGTCCTTACAGGCCAAAAGAACGCGTGTTCCGCAACCGTTTGTTTGTGAAGATGGTTTTTTCGTTCCTCGTTCATTTTTCTTACCCCCTTAGTGGTTTATTATTTTACAATTGCAATCCATTTGCCAGATTTATCCCATGTATAATTCCATTTCACACCGAAAACTTGTAGCACTTCATCAATGGCTTTAATTTCCTTGTCTGCTGAACTATTTCCAAATGGTTTTCCGTCCTGTATGCTCTCTGCTTTCAGTTTTGTTAAGCGTTCCATAATGTCATTGATATTTTTCATTTTCTTTACCTCACTTCCTGAATCTGTAGTTCAATTTCTTGGGGGCAAGGGGGATAATCTATACTATAGCCCGCGGCACCGCTGTTCAATCATGTATCCCGGCCTTGCCGTTTCCCTTGACCTTGTGATTATATTATAATACATGTACCCATACAATTCAATTGACATTCTTTACAATCATGTACCCATACATTTGTACAATGTGTATGTTCCCATACAATATTTTATGTGGTATACTATAAGTGAGAAAATAGGAGGTGTTATAATTGGCTCCAATTAGTGAGGCTCGTAAAAGAGCAAACGACGAATATTTAAAAACACAAGATGAAATAAAAGTGCGTGTCCCTAAAGGCAAAAAAGCTGAAATCAAATCCCATGCCGATAAATACGATAACGGAAGTGTGAACGGGTTTATTAAGAGGGCTATTGATAATCAGATGGAGCGGGACAACGCGGAGGACAACCAATGAACTATATCAAATATCCCTCTATTGAGGTCGGAAATGGCACCCGACACACTCTGAAAAGAGTACCTGAGATGCAAGAGTGCCGCCTTGCCAATAGTATATCGGGGCCTATTGTGCTTTCGAGCCTTTAGGCCCCTAGACTTAACAAAAATTTGTTAAGTGAACTCTTTTTCATTATATAACTCCGCCCTCCTTTCCGTTTTCGGTGGGGAGGGCTTTTTATTTTGTAAGTATTATTTTTTAGCTTCATCAATTAGAACATCTACTACCGCTAAAATTCTGCGCTGTTCAGTTAGCGGTAAGTCTTTTATTTTGTCATATAATAAAACTGCTCTTGGCTGATATGAATTTCTTATTACATCTTCAAAAATTTGATCCGCAGTAACCCCTACCTCTTCAATAATAAGGACTAGTTTTTCTGGATTGGGAAAGCTTATCCCTCTTTCAACCGCAGAAATAAAATTTTGTGATACATCAACTCTTTCTGCTAATTCTTCTTGGGTTAATCCACACTTTTCCCTATATTGTTTTATTTTCTTGCCAACAGACTTTTTGACATTTCTTCCAGATGTTTTATATTTCACACTAATTATATACCTCTCATTTTTATCATTATATAATTAGTATAGCTATTATCATGCTAAATTAAACATCAAATCTATGCTATTAAAACATAATATTGATAAAAATTAATGCGTTTTATTGACATTAATTTTTGGTGATCATATAATCTATATATCCTAAATAATAATATAAATCTATAATTATAGTATAAATGATTTTGGAGGGCAGAGATTGTTAGCTGAAAAGTTATGGGCGCTAAGGATTATGCATGATTTAACACAAAAACAAGTAGCAAAATTGCTGGGAATAGATCGGTCTACCTATGCTTACTATGAATTAGGAAAGCACGATCCGCCTCTGTGCAGATTAAAAAAATTAGCGGCATATTATAATGTCTCCATAGACTTTTTATTGGATATGCCGTTGCTTATCGACGTGCGGCTTCAACATAAGGTAGATCATATACTTTCCTATCCGCCTGAAGCAAATTCCACATCAAAAACCTCTTATCTTGGCTGTTTATCTAGACTAAGAAACAACCATAACAAAAAAATTAATTAAAAGTGTAAATTTTCCCCCTTGAAAATCAGAAAGATTATTTTTATACTGTGATATATTTCCACTTTTTATGCCATTTTTTAGAAATAGATTTATAATAATGTATGAGCGGTACAGTAAGGAAAGGGTGTCGCCTTATGTACAGTAAAAAGGATTTGCTTGATTCTCTCGAAGTTATCAATGAAAATTTAAACACATTAATCCATAATCAAATGATAATCTACGGCGAAATCAAGAAACTTTTAGAAGCCCAGGCGGTTGAAGAAAAAAACGATAAATTTATTATGCGCTAAAAACATATCTTTTAAATGTATGGACCGCCATACATATTTTAGATATAATATTTAATTATAATAAATAACGTCTACTGTACCGCTCGCTCTATTAAAAACAATATGATCTATAAAAGTGCGGATATAATGGTTCTTATCCTCTATGGAAATACTAGCGTTTTGAAGATAAGCCGGGGCCTCTTTATGTTTCATACAGAATTCTTTTTTCTCTTTTTCTAAATCCTGTACTGGCTCTTGTTTTGCTTGTAATTCCCCTAAACGCTCCATGATTTTCTGCTTATTCGATTTATATTCCTCCAAGGTGTCCACTCCGTTTTCATAGGCTTCTTTAACACGGCGCAGCTTAATTTTTTCCGCTTGAATTTGACGTTTAATAAATTCTTGTTGATTCTCTCGGGATCCGCTCTTTTTAATCAACGTAATATCGCCGGATTCTAAATCTGTCTCTAACGCCGAGATCACCAGAGTATTAATTTTGTTCAAAGTAATACTATGAGATTTATTACATTGCCCATGTGCATAGGAATGACATTGTAATGAACCGGAAACACCCATACAAAGAGTGCTTCCACAGTTACTGCATCTTACTATTCCCTGGAGCATAAACGGCTTTTTCGGATTTGATTTTCTCGCATACTTCGCGTACATTTTTTTTCGCTTTTTTAACAGTGCCTGTGCCTGCTCCCATGTTTCGTTTGAGATAAGCGGTTGATGTTCTCCATCAACGATCATACTATCCTCTAAATCATAATTTCGTTTCATTCTACCAGTAGGGGTCCAACGTATTTTTCCAATATATACTGGGTTATTCAAAATATAATCTATGTTTCGGTTTTCAAAGAAGTTTCCCCTATGTGTCCTAACTTCCATTGTATTTAGTTTTATAGCGATTTCACGAGTTCCCATACCGCTAATAAAATCATCGAAAATCATTTGCACGAAGGGAGCTTCTTTTTCATTTGGAATATATTGTTTGTTTTTTATATCATATCCAAAAGCTGGTATACTGACCGGCTCTCCCCTGCTCGCTTTTTCGGTCATACCACGCTTCACTTCTCCGGAAAGCCGAATAGAATAATATTCGTCTGTCCATTCAATAATCCGCTCAATTAAAGAACCGAACGGCCCCTCAACCAGCGGCTCCGAAATGCTAACCACATCAATTTTATTTTCTTTTTTTAGAAGCGCTTTGTATACAATACTTTCCTCTTGATTTCTTGCAAAACGGCTGTACTTCCAAACCAGTATAACTTGAAACGGCGCTGGGGTTTCTTTAGCCTTAGAAATCATTCGTTGGAATTCCGGCCTTATATCCGCTCTTCTGCCACTGATACCATCATCTCGGAAAATAAATTCTTCCGGCAAGATAAAGCCGTTATTTTTTGCGTAATCTCGGATTAACTTAATTTG